GTGAATTTACTGTAGGATTTTTACCAGAAGGTGAAAAAAGATTAGGTCAGCCTTTTGGTGTTTTACCTGTAGATTCTGTAGTACCTAGTGATCAAGAAAGAGCTAGGTTTATGTTACGAGGAATCACTGTCAAAGAACCAAATGATGTGCAAGATGTAGTTGATGACACAAGCACATTTGATTTCCGTAATGAAGATATGCGTAGTAAAGTAGGTCAATCTGCCTTTGAACAACAACAAAGAGAAATTATGTTAAGCAAGTATTCTTTGGAAGATCAAGCCTTTCTGCGAGCAAATCCAAATATTACACCAGAAGAGGTTGGTATGCGTCCTATTAAATCTCAACCAACTGTAGATGTTTTTAATCAATCCTTAAATCTTGATGAGTTGTCAAGTAATCTAGCAGAGTTGACACAAGAACGTGAAGATCTCGAGTCTAGATTTGCTGAAGAGGATATACAAAGACCAGCAGATATTAATGTAGATGAAATCACTAGCTTACTGGATGAGGTAACACAACCAAGCATTGATATTGAAAAAACTGAGGCTGATACTTTATTAGACACAATAGATAAATTTGATGGACTATCTGAAGATCAATTACAGTTTGAAATTGATAAACAAAATCTACCAGGTATGGATGCTTTAGATGAAAATAAAGAAGCTGTAGCAAAACAAGTAGAGGTAATTAAAAAATTAGAGGCTGAGGGTGAGGATCCAGATGATTATTTAAACAAAGCCATAAACATTGGTAGTAAAGAAAATTATAGAAATGCTGCTGATAAAAAACTAAACCAACCAGGATTTTTTGGTACTGATAGATTTTTAAACTTTGTTAGAAATGTGGGTGCTGGACTAACAGAAACTGGTCAACTTGGGTCTGGTCTAGGACTTGGTGCAGCCAAAGCCGCAGAGGAAAGAGCTGCAAGAGATATAGCAGCAGATGAAAGAAAAGCTGAAATGGATAAACTTATTGCTATAGAAGAAAAAAAAGCTGACTTGAAAAAATTAGAACCTATGTCAGGTGCTGATATTGAAAAAGCTGTTAAATTTGAAGATGAGTTAAGAACTGCTATTAAAAACTTTGATGAAGATGAGCGTATTGTTTCAGACATTAATCAAATTATTAATGAAGACTTAAATGATCCTGATGCTTTCGGTGTAAAGGGTTACATAACAAAGATAAGTAATGATCTTGCCGCAGCTGCAGGCATGGGTGCACAAGAGTGGAGTAAATTATCTGCAGCAAAAAGGACACAATTAATTCTAGATGTTACTGCACAAAGATCTGTTAGAAGTATTCTTGGCGAATCAGGTAAAACAATTTCTAATTTAGATAGAGAAATAGTAGCTAAAATTTTTGGTAGTGTAGGTATATTTACATCACCTGCAGAAATTAAGAAGAAATTAGAAAACAGCAGAGCAAACATCATTGAGGGTATGAGATCAGGACAAAATGCTATTATTTCAAGAACACAAGGTTTAAAAAACTTAAAATATGCATCTAACTTAGTAGATGCGAATGAGTCAATCATAGATAGAATTATGCAATTTGATTTTAATACTATTTCCACTTACAAACGTGGTGATGATGTTAGTGGATTTACTGAAATAGATCTATAATGCCAAGGTTTAAGGTAAATATATCTGAAGGTGTCTCTGAGATAGTTGACGCCAACAATGAAGAAGAAGCAAGAAAAAAAGTTAAAGCTATAATCGCTCAAGGAGCAATGTCTCCATTTTATGATGAATTATTTTTTGACTATGAAACTGGTGTTGATAATAAAAAACTTAGAAGGAATCTGTCCATGGCAGAAACCACTGAAGAGCAAAATAAAGTTATTCAAAATATTATACAAGGCACACAAAAATCCAAAGAACCAATAGCTCAAGAAAACTTTTTATTAAATGAAGTTGGAGAAATGGGGTTTACAAGAAACACAAAAGGACAGATAGCTTTGACACCTTATGGTATGAAACAACTAGGATTGGAGAAGCTAACAAAAACTATTACGCTTAATGATGGCTCTACAATAAATCAAAATACAATTATTGATGAAAATGATTTTAATCTGAAAACTGGCGATTTGTCTGATTTAGCTGGTATAGCTGGACCTGTTATAGGTGCAGTCATAGGCTTATCTCCACAAGCAAGAATTGTAAAAGGACTTGCTGCACTAACTAAAAGACCAGTATTTGCAAGGATGTTTGCTGCTGGTTCTGGTAGTACAGCTGGTAAAGCAGTTGAAGAAGAGGTTATAGAAACAATGGAGGGTTTTCAACTGCAAGATAGAGATGACATAAATAATTTATACAAACAAGAATTTGTTTTTGGCTCAGCTGCACAAGGTCTTGGTGAAGGAGTATTTAAAATATATCAAACATTTTTAGGTAAAAGAGCGGCACCAGCAGATTCCCGTATTATGTTTCAACAAAATCAAAATAGATCTGTTTTAGATGTAATGAACTTAGATAGAAGTCTTGGAAGGCAAGCAACAGAAAGAGAAATTAAAAAAGCTATAAGAGATGGTAAAGTTAAAAAGTTTGATTGGAAAATGAACAAATCTACTGGAGCAATACCAGCACAACAATCGTTGGAAAGAATGTTACCTGGTAGAACACAAAGTATAGCCGAGCAAGTGCTTGGTAACAATAGAGACAAGTCAAACGCTGCATACTTATTTGCTGAACTTAACTACCTTACACGTGGTATTAAAGATGAACAAGCCGCACTTGATTCATTTATATCGGCTACACAAAAGGGAAGATTGGATGAGTCAATTAATAAAAGATTGCAAACACTAAGAAGCAAAGAAGCAGATGTTACACAAAGATTAGAAAAATTACTGGGCGAAATTACAGACGATGCACTTGAAGTTGGTAATTATGGAATGGTGCCAAGTAGAAGAGAGTTTGGTGAAACTATAAAAAATACCGTTGCTACTGCTAGATCATTTGTCACTAAAGAGATGGGACAAGATTATAAAAAAGTAGATAACATGATGAAAGATATGCGTAGTATTCACAAGATGGAACTAGATGATTTTGGCGAACTACAAAAAATTGGCAGAGCAAGACCTGGTTCTGGCGAAGCTGACCAGTTTGTATTAAAAGATGGTCAAGCAGTTGGTGTTGCTAATACCATCAATGCTGCTATAAATGAAACTGCTAATACTTATTTTGAAAAGATCTTAATGAGAATAAAGTCATTTCAAGATGATTTTCCTGGCTATGATTTAAGTATCCAAGATCCAAACGTAAAGGGTGGCACAATTATGCAGATACAAAAAAAGTTTGAGGATTTGTATAAACAAACAACACCCGAAGCTACTGAACAAGGTATGGGTATGAGTTTGTTCCAATTGAGAAACTTGGTTAAGGATATAGATATTTACATAAAAGAAACACCCACACCAACGCCACAAAGAGAGTTACTATATGATATAAAAAGATATATCGATTCCTACGGTATGGATAATCCAAAAAGTATTTTGACAGATTTAGGTAAGGATTCTTTAGCTAATATAAATATGCGTTTGCGAAAACAAAACATAACAATGACCAAAGAACAAAATGACATGATTAAAGACTCATTACAGCTATTACGTGATACGAATAGAAAAAATGCACAAAGGATGCAACCGTTTGATAATTTAAACATCCAAAAAATTATATCTAACGCATCTAAGGGTGCACATCCACCTGATGAAATATATGAGAGAGTATTTTTAGGTGGCTCTGCAAAAGACTTGGAAGATTTATTTAAAGCTACAAGAAATTATGATGAATATCTTAAGTCTATTGGTAAAGAACCAATTACAGAAAAAAGATTAAAAGGACAATTAAAAAGAAAATTTTTTGATGACGCTATATATAAAGCTACAGATGGTGAAACCCAAAGCATAAATTACACAACATTTGCTAGACAGTTTTTTAATTTTGACAAAGATTTAATGAACAATGGAAAGATTGATGTGTTGTTTAAAAACTCGTTAGGTGCTGGCTCTGGACAGCTTGTAAGAGACACTATAAGAAACCTAAACAGAATACAACCGAATCTATCACCAGCCAAACTAAGAGACTTAGTAGAGGAATTTACTGGAACTAACGTTGGTTTAGATGCAAATAATCAAGGCAAAGCTTTCGTTAGAGGTCTCACTGCATTAGCTAAAGAATCAGAAAAAGTTGCAAAGTTTAGAGCAAATAGAGCTATATCTGATTTGCCTGAAAAAGGTATAGAAGCTACAACAGATACTATATTTAGACCAGGTAATGCATCAATAATAAATACACTTAAAAACACAGTAGATGATGATGTATTTAATAGCGTACAACAAGCAAGCATGATGAAGCTACTGAAGAGATCAGTTGACTTTAATGGCAAAGGTAAAATAAACGACATATTTAAGCCAGGAAACCTAGAAACAGCACTTAATTCATATGGTGATGAAACTCTTGAAGCTATGTTTGGCAAAGAAATGACAAGAGGTTTAAGAGATTTTCAAAGACAAGTAGACATTCTTACCAAAGGAGAAATAGGTAGAGGTGGTAGTGCTGGTGGATTAGTCGCTGCTGGTCTTGGTGCAGCAGTTGTTTTTGCACCATTGCAAACGCTACCTGCATTGTTAGGTTTGACAATAGTAAGAACAGCACTAGGTAATCCAAGTTTTGTTGGGTTGCTAAGTAAAACAGATCCAGGTGCAATATCACAAGCAATACAAATATTAGAGCGTGCGGCAAGACAATACGGTGTAAGAATGGTAGATGGTAGCTTTGTAGCATCAACTGTAGATTTTGTTGACGAAACTTTTGAAGCAGGTAAGACTGCAATAGGTATTACTGACGAAGATGTAGATACTGGTCTAGACGAAGGATTAAATTTATTTCAACAACTTAGAGAGCAAGTTACTGCACCAATAAGAGAGCTACCACAATTACCCCAAGTAGATACTACACAAGCATCTGTAGATCCTTTATCACCAGAACGTCTAGACTTTGCTGAACGTATTGCAGGTAGACCTGTAGTTTAGCTCTTCTCCCATTTAAACTTTGCTTGACCTGTTACTGGTTGCCACTCTCTACCTGGTCTTGTAGTCCATCCTTTATGGTTTTTATCTGTAAAAGTTTCTCCTATGATTTTATAACCAGCAGCTTTCAAGCTAGATCCAGACTCTGACTGTAATGTGTATGTGATCATTCTTTTACCACCCATTTGTTGCCATATTCTCCAACACTTACCATATAAAAAAGAATTAGTATTATTTGGTGATGTGTCATTAGTGCACACTCTAACAGCCTCTGCTGTAAAACCATCATCTAAATTTCTTGATATAGGTCTGCCTACTATCGCTACACCTACGAGCTGATCATCATAGGAAGCACCGATTGCAAACTTTGCACCTCTAACTGGTTTGTTATGTCTATGAAAATTATCTACAAAGTCGTTAGCATCACGAATGGTCATTGGCACTACTTGTAATCTCATTCTTCAAAGAAAGTAGGATCAACAGCTACAAACCTTTTAGCTGGTCTGCCTTTACCACCTATCTTTATTTCTACTTCTTGTATTTCACCTGCGTTCATAAGCCTTTCAATAATCTCTTTAACTTCATAAGACTTCATGCTACGAAAGAGCTCATGCCTATCTACTTCACGTTTGGAAATACCCTCACCATTCCTAGATCTAATAAACGATAACACCTGCTTAATCTTAGACTCCATGGCACTACTAGCAACCTTGTCTCTACAGGCTTCTATAAACAATAAATCGTAATATCTAATAAAATCTACAGCCCATTGTGTTACATCTCCTGTAATCGCTCTAGCGTCCGCATTTGATGCCAGAGTACAAAGTAATGATAAACGCATGGCTTTCTCCTTAGAACGGCTTAGAAGTGGCTCTAGGTTGTCTTTTTCCAGTATATCTTGTCGTTTTACTATTTCTCGTGCAAAGTCTTGTAGTATTTCTTGTGATTGTCTGTCAAAGGTAAGCACAACTTGACCAAGATCTATCTCTGCATTATCACGTGCCACATCATCCATGTTACCCCTTTGTCTTCTGATATAGTTTACCCAGTTCACTATTGATGTAGGTGGTTCTTTAAATCTCCTTAGTTCACCTACTCTTCTTGGTTCTTTTGATTCAACTACTACAAATCTATTTAAGAAACCATCTGCTATACGACCACTATTAAGTGCTTTGTAAAAGTTTTTTGGTACTGACAAACCAACTAATGTTATGGCTGGCTTATGAGTAACACGGTTCATCATCATTTCTTTATATTGTTCCTGGACATTCATTAATGAATAATTATCTGGTCTTAGCGTTCCATGACACCTACCCCATGCTTCCATGAGTGTTTGTATACCATCTTCTCTATTGGTATTTTGTGATGATCCTATAGCCTCTAAACGCTTACCAAATTCATCCATTATGGTTATTTGTGTTGGTCGCATTTTAAGAACAGAGTGAACAGCACCACTTGATGTATAGCCATCGCCTACTACAAGCTTCTCATGGTCACTAGCATTAAGCACAGACTCCACAAATGTTTTGATGTTTTCTTTACCTTGTCCAGATTTTGCTATACCCATAAAATACATAGATGAAAAGTTATTCATGTCAGTTCTATAGATACGTCCACAGGTGACACTAGCTAGAGCAAGAGCACCAATAAGTGATAATTCTGGTTGTGGTACTTGTGCAATCTCTTCGCAAAAGTTAAACATATCTTTTAATAAACCTGGTGGATTAAATAAATCTTTAGGTTTTTGTATTGTTTCTGATGCTTGTATAAATAAAGGTGCTATCTGATTTTTTCTGTCATGGGTATTTTTAACACTTTCTACTACGCCATCTATCTCGTCTTGTGGTAGTGGTGGGTTGTTCTGTTTGTTCCAGTTTTGTAGAAAGATCTTAACAAATTCTATGTTTACATTCTTAGATATTAGATAGCCAGCAATTCGTGCTGCACCATCATTTCTTGATCCCTCGTGTACGCCTTCCAATGAGAATGGTGCTGTTTGCACGCTCGTTTCTGTTTTAGGTACACCAGTTATTTTAGCAAACTCAACCTCTGTAAAATCTGGTAGATCATTATGGTCATGTATCTTCCAGTCTTCAAATGTCACTGGCTTATAAATCTGTCCGTTAGCGTGTCTGTTCCATGGTGCTATGATTAAACCACCAACACCTCTTATATCTATTAATCTTTCTATTGGTGTTTCGGCAGTTCGCCTAGTTGCAAAGGTAGTATAGTTTTGTGGGTTGTTGTAATAGTAGTGCATACCCTTACCAGTAATGACTTTGAATGGACACGCAGGCAAGTTGTTTTCTACCCAGTCCATGGCCTCTGGAGAGTCAGCATCAACAACAACAAACTTGCCACATACAAGAGCCACAACAAGATTGTCCCTGTCCTTAAACCATGATTCTACAAGGTCTCTAGGCGGTCTTTCCTGTTTATACTGCTCCCAACCTTTTAAAAAAGGTGGTGGTTTTTTGTTGGATCTTTGTAGGGGTACGACATTATATCCATCATCATAATAGGCAAGTGCTTGCTCTAAGGATGAGTCGTCCTCAGTTATATTGAGCTGAAACACATTAAGTTTCTGTTACTAATATCTCAGATATAGGTCCGTATATAGACTCATAATCTAATCTACCATCAGTTGCTTTTATAATTTGTTTTGCTTGGTTGATAGTCGGTTGTCTATATCCATACCTCCAAGACTTGCAGGATGCTTCTGAACAACCAAACTTTTCAGCTGCTTCTTTTTGTCCAAGAAACTCAATATAGTCTTTGAGTGAATATTTTTTTACTTTTCTATCAGTGTGATTAGGTTTGATACCCATTGTTTCAAACTCCTTTAATTTTTTTGTTGCAAGTGTTTTTATTCTAAAATAATAATTAGCCTGCCAAGTGTTATCTTCTTTGTTGATGTTTTCCATTACTACTCCTTTTCAACATTTTGTTAAATCTAAATGTTTACATATGGTAACGATTAAGAGTATAATATGCAAGTAATTTTTATTAAAGGAGTAAAAACATGGAACTTACAAATAGAATTGTATCTCCAAGTCAGCTCGTACAAAGCCAAGGTGCTAAGATCCTGGTGTATGGTATGGCTGGTTCTGGAAAAACTACATTAGCTAAAACTTGCCCAGGTAATGTACTTGTCATAAGTGCTGAAGCTGGTTTGCTATCTATTAAAGATGCAGACAATGTTGCAGCTATTGAAGTCAAAGAGGCATCAGAGGTTATGCAACTGCATGATGCTTTAAAGTCTGGCACATTACAATACGATACGGTTGTTTTAGATTCAGTATCTGAAATAAGCGAGATCTTACTTACATGGGAAAAGTCTCGTAGTAAAGATCCACGTATGGCATATGGTAATGTCCAGGAATCTGTAACAAATCTTATGCGTGCATTTAGAGATCTACATATGCATGTGCTATTTCTTTGTAAAGAAGATGTGGTAAATGATGATGGCATATTAAGACATGCCCCTAAAATGGTTGGTACTAAGTTAGGTGAATCAATTACATATTTTTTTGATGAAGTACTTGCACTTAGAATTATAGATAGCCAAGATGACGAGGGCAAAACTGTTCAACACAGATGGCTTCAAACTGTTTATGCACAAGGCTATAAAGCAAAAGATCGTAGTGGTAAACTTGATAACTTTGAAAAGCCTGATATTACTGCTCTAATTGAAAAGTTAGGGTTTTCATTAATTAACGACAACACGGGAGAAACTAATGTCTGATTTTGGAGATGTAGAATTTGTGGATAACTTAAGTGAGGTGCCTACGGGTGTCCCACTTGCAGATGAAGGCGAACACAACGCCAAGATTATAGCGACTGACAAATATAAGTCACAAGCTGGTAACTGGACTTTGAAAGTAACGTTTCAAATAGACGGTGGAAAATACAAAGATCACAACGAGTGGTATAACCTATGGGCTACGAATGAGGATAACAAGCGTATCAGCACAGAATTGTTTACAAGACTGACAAAAGCTTGTGGCCTTAAAAAGTATCCAGAAAATCATAGTGATTTTGTTGGTAAGAACTTAACACTTGATATGTATCAAAAAGAAGATTCATTTCAAGGTGATAATGGCGAAGTTAAAATGATGAAAACGAAGATTAAGAATTATCTATTGTTTGCAGACAGTGATATGAGCCCGCCACCAGAGGCTGTACCGCCTTTTTAGTCATTAATTTATTTATATAAGGGGCTTAGTGCCCCTTTTCTTTTGACTCATAGTTTTTTATTTTAGTAACCAAATCTCTGATTACTTGTTCTTGTCTTTTAATTATAGGATTATTCACATCTTGGTTTGAACTAACTGCTGCTGTTAATAAATGATTAAGCTTAGATCTTTCGTTATCTAAGCAGCCGTATAAATATTTTACATTATCAAATTTCACTATTTGTTTTCCATTAGTGCGTATATCATCAATAACATAATACCAACTACAGCATAAAAACTCATATCCATTATCTTTCTTCTAATTTGTTACGAGCCCTGGTTAAATACCATATAGCCTTATCAAGATCCTGGATATTTGCATCTTTGTGATCAGCTCTCCAGATATACTTAATAGCTGCCGCTTTGCAATAGCCAATAAACTGTTCAAAAGTTAAAGCTGACTCTATTGCGTCTATACACTCAATAGAGCCTTTCTTATAATGTGGCGGATGGTTCACGTTATCTGTCATTTTGTTTCTCCAATATATTTTCTTGCATTTGCACCCAACTATCATCATCAAATAATTCTTTATGATGTAAGTTGATAAGTTGTTTTACAATTTCACCAGTTGTTACTCTTCTTTTTGATTCTTTAGAGTAAATATTTCTGATAGCATTTAAGTTTTTACTTGTTTGTGGATCAACTTTAAAACTAATTAATTTAGTATTTTTACCGCTTTCAAATTTAAGTTTCATCTTTTTTGTCCTTTTTTGTAAACTTTTCTTCCCAAACATTTTTAAGTTTAGTTATGTCTTGATACTTTTCATTTTGTTCTTCTCTATAAAAATTACCAGTGTCTAACTCAACAACGTTTGGACTGTTATATATAGTTGCTGGCTGACCAGCTAATACCTTATTGTAAGATTCAAGATAGTCGCTCAAAAAGTTCCAGCCTATCTCCATATCAGTATGGTTCATTTTAAATACTTTACTGGCATAAGGCGTTTTCTTTTCTTGTGCTACAAACACAAAGTCATGCACTTGGAAACCAGCACGTTCAAAGCCACGTTTATACCATGCGGCTTGTAGATCATACGAGAACCGCCTTACCGAATTGGTAAAACCCCTGACGG